AGGTGCCACTACCTGCCGTTGGGGACCTGCCAGGTCCCTCCGCTTGCCCATACTATAGGGTCTTACGTAGCTTTCGCCACTTTGCGCCAGTATTGCGCGAGGATTTCCCCTCCTGCACTCCCGCCACAGCGTTAATTTGCTTAGTGGTTTCCTGTGAGGGTGTGGTTGAACGCGAACTCGTCTGGGACCTCCGTTGCTGCGCCTTGCGGCGGCGAGGATTCAGGCGTGATGTCCGCGTGTTCTCATTTCGAGCAGTCGCAGTTGTTGGTCTTGCCGCGACTATTTTGTTTATCACAATCGGGGGAATTGTGGGTCTTTGATCTTCCTGCTTGGCCGAGACGGTCCCATCTGGGGACACGTAGGCGTTAACAGAAAACCCTTTCTCCCGGGCGGCTTGAACCTCCGGGGAGAGTGATACTCTTTTCTTTTCCTTACAATTCTCAAAATACTCCCCATTAACGTTGACGCCGGCGCCTTCAGGTATGGGCGCTGGATCAGCAGGGAAATATAGCGGAGGAATGTTCCTCAAGTCTGTTAGAGTCTTACATTCTTCGAAATACTTCTCAATGGCGATGGTTTCTTTGGCTCCGACTGTTTTGTGGAACTCATGGTCCATCCATCCATTGGTATTATTTTGAGGGTATTGATTGTCCTCACCGTGCACTCGGACGTTGTAGGCCGTGTCAGAGGTGGTTTTGATTACCATCCCTTTTGAAAATTCGGCTGCTTTGCGGCAGAGTACCCGCATTATAGGGGTTTGGCCGTCTGAGCATGCCGCTGAGCGGCACTTTTCAACTAGTTTCATATTTAGAAACTCTTCCGTGGTTTGGGTGCGTTTGGTAGTGGTGTGGAACTTTCTAAGGGCGCGGAGGATTGAGAACATGCTGGCTGGATCGCCATACCAGATTAGGGGGGAGTAGACCCTGGATAAATAATTTACTCCTGAATCTCCTCGCTCAAACCTATCTGATGTTACTACATGCCCCATCATCCGGGCCGCTTTCTTGTAAGCTTCTTGGTCAACCTCGATCATCACTGAATCATCGCCGTTGTAACTATCTTTATGGGTCGCTAGGTAGAAGGCTTGGTCAATTTCTTTTTCTTCGTCTGGCCCTCTAGAGATGCCGTTATAACGGGATAGGAATCCTATAAAGTAATTAACGATAGTATTGGCTAATGATGTTTCAGGTGAGCCGCTTAGGCGGGACAGCCCGACGTCGAACTCAGTACGAAAACGGCCCACAGCCTTGCGGCCGTACTGCTGCTCAAGCATTGTGTTCAATTCGGTTTGGTATTCTATGGAGTAGAACCTCCTCATGAATGCGGTATAAAGGGCTCGGCCCGGTTCGCATTCATGGCCGTCCATTCGTGAGAAGTCCCCACAAGTTAGGAACTTCGCGGCTGCACACACCGAAGCTAAATGTTCCGCTATAGCGCGGGGCGTTTTGCCTGACCCGTAACAGGGGAACTGTTTCAGGTATTTAGCTGGTGGGTAGGTTGCGCGTGAGTATTTTATCTGCTGCTGTTTGGGTAGTACGGAAATATTCCTGGGATCTGCCAGTTTCTCTGCGGGCTCTGGTTTCATAAAGCACTTCACAGGTTCTGGGGGCTCGTGGCCTTCGGGCTCGGATTGTTTTTGTTTCATCCTTTGCTCGGGGCGGTTCTGCTTCTCCTCAATTTCTTGGAGATCTGCAAAAGCGCCTTTTCGGGCCACGCCTTCCGGCAATAAACGTATCAGAAACGCGTTCATTGCTCGGGCCAGGTGTGCGGAAATTTTTGCGGTGTTGGCTGCCTTGATAACACGGTGATCAATTGATCGTCTCTCGTTACCAGGAGTCACTGTAGGGGCGTAACAGCCGTCCACTATGGGATTCATAAATGGAAGCACGCTAGCCTTGCCCGTATCACCAGGGTCGCCGAATGTGTAATTCTTGACGGATTCCCGTTCATGGGGCTCCGGGTCGGGGACAAAATACGTAGGGGTACGTAACATTCTGTTGCCAACTCTTGAATAAAAAGATTCGACGATCTGGGATCTATCGCGGGATTTCTCCTCCTTAAGCACTGCCTGAATAGCCATGACAGAAAGACCTGATTTCGATGAATCGGTCTTAATGGCACTGGCGTGCACAAGTGCTTCTTCGCACTCGGTCAAATTTACGGAGTAACAGGAACCAGCAAATGCTATTGAAAGAAAAGGGGTCCGAGTGTAAATTCTGAGTGCGGTGAATTCGGGTGTGGGGTTGGTTATCAACCGCGATAGGGTGGTGTGTTCGCAAAAATACCAAGAGAGCAGGGCGGGCAAGCCCACCAAGCGCGCGTCAGGAAATATCCCGACGATCGACCTTGTGTGGCCGACTTTTCGGTGCTCAACGTTAAAGATAGTGAGGCTCAGGCGAGGGAAAATCCCTAAACACCTGTCCTCAAAATCCCAGCCGAATACTGACAGGACATCTGGGTAATGCCAGAGGCGGTGGGAGTAATTCCCTCCACCCGCTATCCTCATATTGATTTTATTATCGGAGAAGCTGTAGGAATAATCCTCCAACACTGCGCCTGCATCTTCGGGGGTAACCGTGTACAGGTAGGTCGGATTTGTCTTTCCTTTTAGAATATTGTTCATATCCAGATAATAATCAACGTCAATCAGCACGTCGGCGCGTTTGCTCTCTTGAACCATGGGGGTTCGTTTTCCTCTTAGGCCTAAATCTTTTCCCCAGTAGGGGTGGCCCGTACCGCTAAGACCTTTGCGTAGGTCAGCAGAAGAAGGTTGGATCATGTTGGGTGTCAAAGCTAAAAAGTACACATTAGCGACGCACTGATCGGATGCGTTGCTCCTGCACAGGGCGGAGGCCGGATGCGTGTGTGCCCGCGGAGCTTTATCAGGTCCGCGGGGTCTTATTAGCACAGTTCGAAATTCGCTTCTTGCAGCAGGGTCAAATGTTCTGCGGTAGCGATCTAAGTAGCGGAGTACGGCGTCCCGAGCCGTATCCTGTAGTGTCTCCCTGTAATAATAAACTGCTCCTGCAGCAGCTATTAGTAGGCCACCAACCAATAATCTGGTCAGTAGGCTCGTTGTGGGTCGCGTCGGATATGCCACAACACCAAGGGGAAGGGAGGTAATATTGTCGTTTTCTGGTTGTGAGTCTCTAAGCGCAATGTGAGACGCGCAACCGCCGGCAGCTAAAAACGACGAGGTTTTTAGTGCCGGTGCGGCCGTAGCCGCGGAATGGATGGTCGACCCAAGGTTTGAATATGCCTTGTACACATGGGCCGCCATCTTCCTCAAGCTCAAAGGGAGCGAGGGCATCGGAAAGTTTTGGGTTCTTTCCGGGTAAGGTCCTACGACGAGTTTACTAAATTCGAAGGTGGTGTTCTTATACGGACCTATCATGGTTATTTGTATTCTTTGGGAGTTTCCTGCTCCCGCAGCCATTTAAAGGATGGCTCCCTTTATAACACCCTAGGATGTTAATGGAACGGCCGGTTTGAGCCGGGCGCCCCGATCGGTTGAGGATCGTTCTCCCTCCACCCCACCCCGTGGGTAACAGCACTCGCTGGAGTTTAACTCCAACGATTAGAGTGACTGGTCTTGGAGTACCGTTTGGGCCGGGCTTCTCCACCTGGCCATGCAATCGTGCTGCGCGCGTCGAGGGTGAGGGATGTTCTTGAACCGGGGGGGGTTCAGTTGGAGACCTCGCGTGCTATTTCGCGCTCACTCGATGGCTTAGCCTATCGGGAACGCTTGTAGTTTGAAGTCTGCGTGAACTAGGAGATCAAGAATACTCAATCAACCTTCGGCCAGCACCTGGGTGCGGACCTGGACACTCGGGTTGGAGTGCCCATGTTGGGCGATCGCTGGAAGCGAACACCCAGGAGGCGGTTGAGAGGCAACCGCCCGAAACGTACCACCATAGCACGTCCTTTTGGCTTACGCCGGGGACCTGGAGCCCCCTGAAAATGCCGGTTGTTAGCCGACTAGGGCCTCTACACTTTGGAGCCTGGAATAGGCTCCAGAGTGGAGACGAAATCCTTAGAGTC